ATTGCAAAGAACACCACAACATCGATACGATAAACCAAAAGCGAATGCAGTTATTGAATTTAGTTTAAAAACAGAACAAAAACAGAATGAGCAAAGAAGATTTAATTCCGTTTGTTGCGGGGCAAAGTGGCAACCCCAACGGAAGGCCAAAAGGAACCAAGAACCGAAGCACGATAGCCCGTAAATGGTTGGAAACAATGCAGAACGCAAAGAACCCAATAACTGGCATTGATGAGAACCTAAGCCAAGAAGACCTAATCACTTTGGCAATGATACACAAAGCCCGAAAGGGTGACGTGGCGGCTTATAAACAATTAATGGATTCGACCTTTGGAATGCCAACACAACCAATCGATTTACAAACCGAACGTCCTATTTTTAACGGAATTGATTTAGATATAAAAGAATGAGCAACACAAGTCCTAAGCACTACGGAGGGGAAATAGAATGTATTGAGTGCATTAAAGCCTCAATGTCAAAGATTGAATTTATGGGCTACCTAAAAGGCAACATAATAAAATACACTTGGCGTTATAGAAACAAGAACGGTCTTGAAGATTTGCAGAAATGCGATGTATATCTTCAATGGTTGATTAAGACTCAAGAGGAATTTTAATGCTGCAAGAAACCACCGCCCAAAAAAAGATTGCACGTTTAAATAAGCGTGTTAGAATAGTTAGGGGCGGAACAAGTTCGAGCAAGACGTTCAGCATTATTCCAATGCTTATTACCTATGCGGTTAAAACACCAAGGTGCGAGATATCGGTAGTGGCGGAATCTATCCCGCATTTGCGAAGGGGTGCAATTCGTGACTTTCTGAAAATAATGGAAATGGTTGGGATGTACTCACCCGACAAATGGAACAAGTCTTCTTTAACCTACACTTTTTCCAATGATAGTTTTATTGAGTTCTTTTCCGCAGACCAACCCGATAAATTACGAGGCGCACGGCGTGACGTTTTATTTATAAACGAGTGCAACAATATCGAGTGGGAAAGTTACTACCAACTTGCAATAAGAACCAGGCGTTTTATTTATTTAGACTATAACCCCGTTTCCGAGTTTTGGGTTGACACCGAATTAATTGGGGATGCTGATTCCGAAATGGTGATATTAACCTACAAAGACAATGAGGCGTTAGATGCTTCGATTGTCAAGGAAATAGAAAAGGCACGGGAGAAAGGTAAGACGTCAGAGTATTGGCGGAATTGGTTTCAAGTATATGGGCTTGGTCAAATAGGCAATTTAGAGGGGGTTGTATTTAGCAACTACCAATTAGTGGACTCTATACCCGATGAGGCCAAGTTAATCGGTTACGGCTTAGATTTTGGATATAGCAATGACCCTACGGCATTGGTTGCCGTTTACTTATTTAACGGACAAAGATATATCGACCAAATACTTTACCGCACTGGGATGATGAACGGGGAAATTGCAAAGCACATTGAAAGCGGCGTTATTTGTTATGCGGATTCTGCGGAGCCAAAAAGCATCGAGGAAATCCGAAGGTATGGCAAAACAATCCGAGGGGTGACCAAAGGCAAGGACTCAATTAATTATGGTATTCAGGTGATGCAAGAACAAGCGTATTTTATTACCAAGCGAAGCACCGATTTAATCAAAGAACTACGGGGTTACATTTGGGATAAGGATAAAAGCGGCAACACTATGAACCGACCCATTGGAGTAGACCACGCACTTGATGCGTTCAGGTACCACGAAATGGAAGCCATTGGGATTAAGCGAAATTTCGGTCAATACGACGTGCGTTAAAACATTTGCTTTTATTGGCGTTATTTAAGTATGGAAATAACGATACCGACCCACCTGAGCGAAGTGCCGCTTTATCAAATGGTGGAATACAATTCACTGCCACACCAAGAAGAGACCGAACGGGGTATAAAAGCCGTGAGTATTTTTTTAGGGCTTACCAATTCAGAAACCGCACGTTTGCCTTTAAAGGTACTTAATAAGGCCGTAGAACATATCTCTAAATTCCTTAACGAAACCCCCGAACTGCAAACGACATTTGAACACAAGGGCGTGAAATACGGATTTATCCCAAATATTGATGACATCACAACGGGCGAGTTTATAGATATAGAAAACTACCAAAAAGAACCCAAGGATACTTACAAAGTTTTATCGGTTTTATATCGGCCTATCATAAAAGAAGGCCAAGGCAAACGCTATCTTATCGCCCCGTATAAAGGCGAAGTAAACGAGCAATTTAAAGATATGCCGAGTGATGTTGCGTTCGGTGCGCTGCTTTTTTTTTGGCGTTTAGGAATCGACTTATTAGCCTATACCCTGAAATCTTTGGAGCAAAAGAGGGAAGTGCTGATGAAAACCAATTCTCAAAAAAATGGGGTTGGATGGGGTTCATACACCTACTCACTGGAGGAGATGTTACAAAATTTGGACAAATTAGTGAACTTCCCATTCATACCTCTTTCGTGTGGGGTGCTTACAAAAGCGATATGGCTGAACTTGAGCGACAAATTATTAATAAAAAACGATGAGTAAAGATAATTTAGGCGGAATATTCGCCATACTAAAAGAGATTGCGGATGAGTTAGGTTGGAATTATAGCCACGGTAATATGACTGAAAAGTCATTTAAGGCCGTTAACGTATATCCCCTCCAACACGTCACCATAAATAATATAACCGTTCAAGAGCAAATCGCAACTTATTCGGTAAATATTATAATTGCGGACTTGGTGAACTTTTTAAAGACCGAGAACGAAGGATTAAATCCCGTTGTTCTTTATTCTGAAATTGGCTATACTGAAAATACCAATTACGCCCACGTTTTACAAGAACTTTACGTTCTATTTAATTTGAAGGTAAGGGAAAAGCGGTTGCAATACGCCGAGGATGTTAACATCGTATATCCTTTGACGTTTAACCCGTTTATAGATGCCGAGGCCGATGTTTTAGCGGGGTACACCATTACCCTAACTATTGAAGGCAAAGCCCCAACCGTTATAGATTGCTATAATGAAGTATAAACTAACCGCTATCGTTGTAAAGGATGCCGCCAATTTTATGGCGAAGGCTGCCCAATTGACTTTACAAGCCAAGCACACCCGCACGGCTATTAGAGCCAGTTGGAAAAAGGTCGGTTCATCGTGGGAACCAACGAGCGTAACCAAGCAAAAAATAAGGGCTAATTATGTTGCTTCGGGGAATTTAGTGCGAAGCATTCAACCCGTTGCCGATGGCTTAGAATTTGGAATTGAGTTTGATTCATACGGCCAAATGTTAATAAACGGCCGCCAACCCTTTGGTAAAAATAAAGGGGGAAAAGGAATCCCACCAAGCACACTAAGGGAGTGGGGTAAAATGCGTAACCTTAGACCAAAGGACCCTAAGTCGGGCCAATTTATAAAGAACACCGAATCAAATCGCAAGGCTATGTTTTTTATGATGAATCGTAAAATAAAACACTTTGGAATTGAGCCGTTTGATTTTGTGAAGATGCCACGGCGATACACCTTAGATAAATATACCCAACCTATTAAAGATGCCATAAGGCAAGACATAACCAACACAATAGCAAACCGATGAATTTTAACGTACAACCAAGCGGAGTAGTGGGGGCAAATAGCCCAATAATTTACCAATTCTTTGATGCCCTTTATACAAGCACTAACTTTGAATATAAAGTTGAGATATTTGTATGGACTGGCACGACAACCATACCCGCCTCACCCATTGCAACTATTATACGAGTACCTGACACTTTCGCAAGTGGTCGGGCGTTTGTCGATATCCATAAAATTGTTCAGCAATATTTAACTAACGATTTTTTTACGGCGTCGGGTTACAAGGTAAACATAAACGGAGGGGCGGTAAATTGTGCCGTTAAGGTTCAGGGGTTCTATACGGGCGGTTCAACATCCTTAATTACCTCGAATGTGGTTTTGGCTACAAATGGGTATACATATATGGCCGATGGTTTTAACGACCCATTAGTTACTACGGGATTGCTTACGTCAAAAACTAAATTTATTATCCCAATCGGTACCCCATCGTATTACGTTTGGTTTGATGCCAACGTGGTTACTGAATTGGAAATTGATATTACGGCGGTTACACCGAA